CCGAGAAGAAGCACGCATGGGCCGTGGTTCTGGCAAGTGATGATACCACTCGCATAATCTTCCTTTCATATGACGAATCTGGTTCTCCTATAATTGATAAGAAAAATTGGAAGCGATTTGCTGTCTGTTCTGAGACCAAAGTCTATAGTGTAATTCGTAGTTTAGAGGTTCTAAATAAGGAAGAATAGTCGACCCCGGGGTTCACATAACATTAGTTGACGGAGTGCCGGGTTGTGGAAAGACCGCCGAGATTATAGCGAGGGTCAATTGGAAAACTGATCTAGTATTGACTCCCGGGAGGGAGGCGGCTGCTATGATCAGGCGGAGAGCCTGCGCCCTGCACAAGTCACCTGTGGCAACCAGTGACAACGTCAGAACTTTCGATTCTTTTGTGATGAATAGGAAAATCTTCAAGTTTGACGCTGTCTATGTTGACGAGGGTCTGATGGTCCATACGGGATTACTTAATTTTGCGTTAAAGATCTCAGGTTGTAAAAAAGCCTTCGTCTTTGGTGATGCTAAGCAAATCCCGTTTATAAACAGAGTCATGAATTTTGATTATCCTAAGGAGTTAAGAACTTTAATAGTCGATAATGTAGAGCGTAGGTATGTCACCCATAGGTGTCCTAGAGATGTCACTAGTTTTCTTAATACTATCTATAAAGCCGCTGTCGCTACTACTAGTCCGGTTGTACATTCTGTGAAGGCAATTAAAGTGTCAGGGGCCGGTATTCTGAGGCCTGAGTTGACAAAGATCAAAGGAAAGATAATAACGTTTACTCAATCTGATAAGCAGTCCTTGATCAAGAGTGGGTACAATGATGTGAATACTGTGCATGAAATTCAGGGAGAAACCTTTGAGGAGACGGCAGTTGTGCGTGCCACCCCGACTCCAATAGGTTTAATTGCCCGTGATTCACCACATGTACTAGTGGCCTTAACTAGGCACACTAAGGCAATGGTGTATTATACTGTTGTATTCGATGCAGTTACAAGTATAATAGCGGATGTGGAAAAGGTCGATCAGTCGATCTTGACCATGTTTGCTACCACTGTGCCTACCAAATAGCAATTAATGCAGAACTCGCTGTATGTCCATCGTAATATTTTCCTCCCTGTTAGTAAAACGGGGTTTTATACAGACATGCAGGAATTCTACGATAGATGCCTTCCTGGGAATTCCTTCGTACTGAATGATTTCGATGCCGTAACCATGCGGTTGAGGGACAACGAATTTAACTTACAACCTTGTAGGCTAACCTTGAGTAATTTAGATCCGGTACCCGCTTTGATTAAGAATGAAGCGCAGAATTTTCTGATCCCCGTTTTGCGTACGGCCTGTGAAAGGCCGCGCATTCCGGGTCTTCTTGAGAATCTTGTAGCTATGATAAAGAGGAATATGAATACTCCTGATCTAGCTGGGACCGTAGATATAACTAACATGTCGATTTCTATAGTAGATAACTTCTTTTCTTCTTTTGTTAGGGACGAGGTTTTGCTTGATCACTTAGATTGTGTTAGGGCTAGTTCCATTCAAAGTTTTTCTGATTGGTTTTCGTGTCAGCCAACCTCAGCGGTTGGCCAGTTAGCTAATTTCAATTTCATAGATTTGCCTGCCTTTGATACTTATATGCATATGATTAAGAGGCAACCCAAGAGTCGGTTAGATACTTCGATTCAGTCTGAATATCCG